ATGAAAGGAAAAGTGCTAAAAATTTTGTTAGTGGTCGCAACGTTTGTTATTGCAGTAGGACTATTTTGTCTTTGCTTTTGTGTTTTGACAAATAAAACAAAGAATGTGCAAGAAAATATTACGTCAGAAGAAGTACAATTAACTGAAAAAGAAACAACGGAAGAAGAAGCAACGGAAGAATGCGAAAATTATACTCCATCTAGAAACGAGGTACTGTCTGCGAGAGATATTGTGCTAGCGGGAATGACAGAGGATCAAATTGATAGACTGACGGAAAATATAAAAATAGCAAATCTTACAATGGAAAATGCGTATTTGAATGAAAATATTTTTGGCAAGTTAGAGGATAAAAACAGTTTTTATTGGAACTATTTTGATGAGAAAGGGGAAATTCAAATTGGATGGGAATATGATGGTGAGTATGATGAGATTGAAAATATAATGGAAACAGAGAATCTTACGAGAGAAGAATTTAATAAGAAATATTGCGAACCGTTAACGGAATATAATCGATTTGATGCAGATAATTTTATTGAGTTAATTGAAGACATGAAAAAAAATGTAATAAACGAAGATTTGCAGAACGATTTGCAATTCATTATTGATGAAACTCGGTTGGCTACAGAAACTCATGAGGTGGAACATGCAAATAATATCTATAAAATTCTCCATGATATGGATTATTTTTTGCTGAGATATGGCCTTGATGATGTTGGCAAATATACGACTGACAATTCGTTGATTGGAACATATTATGGAACGTTGTCTATATATAAATGACAAAATGGAAGGTATAGTGATTGCGGCGATTGGAAACAGACTCTTTTATTCATATAGAGATAAAGCACAAGTATGGTTTTATCCATAAAGCGTAATGAAGGAATGGTAGGGCAAAGATATGGCGAGAACAGATAGGGTAAGTGTATTGATATGTATCGGTAAAACACAATTAATCATCTCATCCATTTATGGATGATGATATAAAAACTTTAAAATATATCGGGAGATATATTGATAAATTTCAAAGATTGAGATAGGAGGTGATGCTTATGATGCAATAATTTAGTATCTAATGTTGCTAATAGTTTTGCGAAACTTTAAGGAGGATGACAATTATGGCAGTTAGTGGATGGATGGTTAATTTATCAGGAACAAAAATTCCAATTTACAAAATGAATGATAATGGGAGCTGCAGCACAACAAGGTTAGGATATATTACAGCAAATGAGTGCTTTGTCGAGGGTACTGTTCCGGGAACAGGCTGGGAAGGTGTTGATAATCCCGCTGTTATTTTAAATTCAAGTCATGTAATGACAATGGGAGTTTATAGCGGGTCTTATTCTAAACTTGTAGATTTTGCTAAATACGCATCTAATGGTTCATCATGGGTGTCAGTCAGTACTTTGAAGAGAAAGGTGCAATATGCGACTGTAGCTTATTATTCGGATGGATCGAAATGCTGTGATTTAGCAGTTGGATCTTATGTATGGTTGACAAACAATTGCACACGTGGTTTAAATAACATGAATTATTGTGCAGTTACCAAGGTTCAGACAGCAGCGGGAAAGACATATTCCTTTAGTGGTAATGGATTTGTGGATTTAACCTATGGAGGATGCTGGGTAAATGTAGGCAGTATTCTGTTGCGAAAAGCCTAATTGCATAAAAGATAAGTACGATGATAAGGTGTTTGGACACAGATGCCTCATTATTGTACTTTTTTTATGGGGGTGGAAACTGATGGATTTGTTAAAGGGCAAACAGATTATGGTGTGGACGTTCATGGGAAACGCTCGTATGTATCAGGCGCTCCGTGACTACGGTGACCGCATCAGCCAGATCGGGCTGTTTTCTTTCAAGGTGCGGGCGACCGGGGAGATTTATGAAAATGGGGTTTCCATTGCTTCCGGTTCCACCATGCGAACGTATATCAATAAATGGCCGCACATCAAATGGCTGCTGACCGTTTCCAATGACGGAACCAACAATATTTTCAAAGCACTGCGGGAGAATACGGACGGGGCGCAGGAGATGTTCCTGTCAGAGCTTATCCGCATCATGGAGGAATATCCCTGGTGTGATGGGATTGACATCGATCTGGAAAAAGGCGATGGCTATTCCACCCATGCCGCCTCGACCGCTATGTTCAGAAATATTTATAACACGGTCAAGGCATACGATTCCACAAAGCTGATGAACATCTGCTTACCTGGCATGACTTCGGTCAACGGCTCTGTCGGCGGCGAGAACTGGTGTGTCTACGGCGATTTGAACAATTACTGCGATACGGCAGCTATCATGAGCTACGGTATGGCGTGGGCCGGTTCTGCTCCGGGACCTGTTTCTCCCCGTTCGTGGCTGGAGGGCATCTATGATTATGCGGTCACGATCATGGACCCGGATAAGGTGTTCCTCGGTATGCCCGCCTACGGCTGGAACTGGCAGATTTATGACACGCCGGAGAACCTCGGCAAGACCTACCGGGGAACCTCCAACACCTACTATGCGGCGAAATACTGGATGACGGGAAAATACAATTTCACGGATGACGCTCCGCCGCAGCCCTTCATTCCCATCGTGGCCTATTGGGATGATTACGATAAAGTCCCTTATGCCTTTCCCCATGTCTACGACTACATGGAGGGGCAGGACGCAGCGGAGTACAGTTATCCACTGCTTGCAGGAACCTATAACCGCAGGAAGTACCTGACTGCCTACGCAAAGCAGCAGAATGCGGAGTTTGGAGAAATCCTGACTGACAGAAGCGGCGGAAAGCCGGACAGCTATTCCGGCATCGTGTCCGTGTCCGACAGCATGGCGACACTCGGTGATGAGGGAAGTGCCACATATAATTTTACAATCGATACCGCAGGAACCTATGACGTGGCGGTGCGCCTGTGCTATCCGTTCTGGGATAAGAACGGGATTTACATTTCCATTGACGGCGTGACAAGGCATTTCACGGAAAGCAGGCTGTGGTGGCCGTACTGGAGGACGACCTTCTGGACGGAACTGGCAGCGGGCATTTCCCTTTCTGCAGGAACGCACACCATCACCATTTCCGTGGACGTGAAAGGCGTGCAGTTTTATGGATTCCGTGTCTGCTCGGCATTTTCGGAGAAACCCTCTGCCGGAGAAGCGGTCTACACCCTGGCGCCGAGGCAGTTTAAGGATGTGAATGGAAATATGGCCGGTCCCGACCGGGGCTTTAAGCTGACCCTTGAGATGCTGCGGAGAAAGCCGGATTCTGCCCTCATCTGGTATGAGGATTTCCGGGATGAAAATGCCCTGCCGGAGAGCTACTGGACAACACTTTCCGGTTCGTGGAAGGTATGGAGGGAGGACGAATACGCATCCTCCCGTGTGTATTCACAGCTTGAAGGCAGCGGACAGCTTGCATGGCAGTATAGCGGCTTTTCGGATATCCACCTGCGGGCGAGGCTGGCGTTTCCCTCTGACGGAAGCGGCAGGGCTGGTGTGTTCTGCGGGGATATTTTCTGCTGTCTGAATATCACAAACCAAGCGGTGGAGCTTTACAATGGTTCCACCCTGCTTGGAAGCTATAGCACGGAGATCAGCAGGACAGCAGATTCCCTGCTCCGCACAAATCCTTCCACATATACGGTGGAGATGCGGATACGGAACGGGAAAATCCGTGTTTATTCCGGTTCCTCCTATACCCTGCGGTTTACAGTAGCGGTCAGCGGCTTTTCCGGCGGTTTTGCCGGGTACCGCTCCGACAACCGGACTGTGTGCGAGCTGCTCCGGCTTGGGGATGCCTGGACATATGAGCCGTATGAGCGGTTTGATGTGGAGATGCTGGACGGCACTTCCGCCGGCTTTGGCAGGATTACGCGAAGCAACTGCACCTGGGATGAGGAGTTCCAGGTATTTACGCTTACCTCCGATGTGGAGGAAAGCACGACACGCAGCGAGGACATTTCCCTTGATTATGAGTTTTTCCATTCCAGCCTGCTGGAGCTTTCCTGCGGCAGGGACTACACGGCAAAGATTATACCAAGGGATATCAACATCTGGATTTCCCGTCTGTTCCTCGGAGATGCGGACGGTTTCTCCATCCTTTACTATCAGGATGTGGACTCCCTCGTCTATTGGGCGAATCAGGCGGCATACCGCTGGAAGCTGAGAGGGATGTGTATGTGGTCACTCGGACAGGAGGATATGCGGCTGTGGGAATATCTCCCGAAACAGATATAAAATACACAATTTCTCCTCCATATTTTTGTGTACTTTATGCTCCGAATTGACTTGCTATTCTGTGCGTTCAGAGCGAATATGTGTACTACCAAAACGAAACGGAGGAAAACACAATGACAAGATTTGAACGGGAGATCAGCGGCAGTCTGGGGGCTTTTTGGAAGAAGAACGCAGAGGAGGAAGTAAAAAAGGCAGTAGCGCAGGCGGACACGGCGGCAGCGGTTGATGCGGATGGAGCCATCCGGTGGAACAGCAACGGACGCTACCTGATGGATGACTTCTGCGAAAAGCTGGAATATGCAGGCTACCTATTCAGCCGGGAGGCAACCGCTAAAAAGCGGGATGCACAGGATGAAGAGAGCCTTGCCGAGTACCGCAGGAGCCACAGAAGGCTTGGAGCAGAGGAGCTTGCGGAGGTAAGGGCGGCGTTTGGGGAAGGCACAACGGTTGTGAATGTGCTGACGGGAGAAAAGACGGTTCTTTAAAAGGAAAAGACAATTTCATAGTTTCAGGAAACAGGCGATTGCTCAGACGGGCAGTCGCTTTTTTCATACACAAATTTTTTAAAGGAGGGTTTTCATCATGAAAGAATTCTGGAACACGATTCAACTCATCTTTGCGGCTGTCGGAGGGTGGCTCGGTTACTTTCTGGGCGGCTGCGATGGGCTGCTGATCGCGCTGGTGGTGTTTGCAGCGGTGGATTACGTCACGGGAGTGATGTGCGCCGTTGCCGACAAGGAGCTGTCCAGCGAGGTGGGCTTCAAGGGCATCTGCCGGAAGGTGCTGATCTTCATTCTGGTGGGGATTGCAAACATCCTGGATGTGCAGGTCATTGGAACGGGCAGCGTCCTTCGGACGGCTGTCATTTTCTTTTACCTTTCCAACGAGGGTGTGTCCCTTCTGGAGAACGCAGCGCACCTGGGGCTGCCTATCCCGGAGAAGCTGAAGGCCGTTCTGGAGCAGCTCCACGACCGGGCAGAAACGGAAAACAGCGATAAGGAGGACGAGTGATCATGAAGCTGGTAGAATCAATTTTAACGAAGAATCCATGCTACACGGCAGGGAGAAAAATCACGGTAAAGGGGCTGATGCTCCATTCCGTGGGCTGCCCGCAGCCGATGGCGTCTGTATTTATCAATAGCTGGAACAGCGCAGGCTATACGGCTGCCTGTGTCCACGGATTCATTGACGGCAATGACGGTACGGTGTATCAGACTTTGCCGTGGAATCACCGTGGGTGGCACTGCGGCTCCGGCAGCAGGGGCAGCGGCAACAATACCCACATCGGCGTGGAGATGTGTGAACCGGCGTGTATCAAATATACGAGTGGCACAAACTTTACCTGTTCCGATACCGCCACGGCAAAAGCTGTGGCGAAGCGCACCTATGAAGCGGCTGTAGAGCTGTTTGCCATGCTTTGTAAGAAATACAGCCTTGATCCGACAGCGGACGGCGTTATTTTGAGCCACAAGGAAGGATACAGTAGGGGCATTGCCTCCAACCACGGCGACCCGGAACATCTCTGGACGCAGCTTGGAATGGAGTATACGATGGACGGATTCCGCAAGGCAGTCAAGGCGACAATGGACAATGCTTCCTCCGGCGGCACGGATGGATGCACGAAGATCATGGGAAATGCCGTGGCAACGGTGGCGCAGATGGAAACCTACCTCAAAGGCAAGAATCCGAATGCGGCGCAGAGCGTCCTGGATATGCTCCCGCTGTATCTGTCGGAGGGAAAGACAGAAGGCGTGCGGGGCGATATCGCTTTTGCGCAGTCCTGTCTGGAGACCGGGAATTTTACCTTTTCCGACTCTGCGGTCACTTTGGACCAGAACAATTTCTGCGGTATGGGCGTAACCAGTAACGGTCTGAAGGGAAATTCCTTTGACACGCCGCAGCTCGGCATCCGGGCGCAGATACAGCATCTGAAAGCCTATGCCTCTACGGAAAGTCTGAAAAATTCCTGCATAGACCCGCGTTTCAAATATGTCACAAGAGGCTGCGCCGAGTATGTGGAGTGGCTCGGACAGCAGGAGAACCCGCAGGGAAAAGGCTGGGCGGCAGGAGCCGGATACGGGGCGAAAATCCTCTCCATCCTGAAAGCCGTCCTTGGCACATCCGAAGGAACATCTTCTGCGGAAGTTTGGTACCGGGTGCGAAAGACCTGGGCGGATGCAAAGTCGCAGAAGGGCGCCTTCCACAGCCTGGAGAATGCGAACCGGTGCGCAGATGAGAATCCCGGCTATTCGGTGTTTGATGAGTCGGGAAAGGCGCTGTATACCTCCCAGGCGGCATTTGAGCCGTATCTCGTGAAGGTTAGCATCTCCGATCTTAACATCCGAAAAGGACCGGGGACGGACTATGCGAAAACCGGGAAGTATACCGGAGCCGGCGTCTTTACTATTGAGGAAGAGTCGGACGGCAAGGGTGCGTCAAAGTGGGGACGCCTGAAATCCGGCGCAGGGTGGATTTCGCTAGACTATACAAAAAAGATATAACGGATAAGGCACATTTTTCATAGCGTCCGGATCTCCTTTATGATGCCTGCCTGGGGAAATCTTGGGCAGGCATTATTTTTTTATCCAATATGGTGCGAAAAGATGGGGTGTACGAATAAAAGAAGAAACTTGCGCTTAATATATTCTGCATTTTTGCGTGTTTGAGCGATAATTTACTAATTGTTCACAAATTGTATTTGACAAGCTGGCTTTTCTGCGATGAAATATACATGGGAATTAATATAAACACAATGCAACTTTTACTTTATAACATTTAGAAGGGGATGAAGAAATCAATTTCAAGACCGTGGGATCATATCAGTTCCTACAACAACTGCTTAATGGTCTTTTTGAAATTTTTTATTTTTTCAGTGAGAGAAATCAGGATTTCGATTGACTAATAAACAGAAGGGAAGAATTATAGAAGGAAGGAGGTGTCACTGATTTGGACAATGGTGAAGAAATCTATGAGAAATTCCTTGCCGGAGACAAACAAGGCTTGCAGGAACTTGTTGAGTTGTACAGAGATGGTCTCATTCTTTACATTAATAATTATATCGGAGACATCGTTTTTTCTGAGGATTTAGCTGAAGATGTGTTTGTAGAGCTTGTTGTAAAGAAACCCCATTTTAATGGAAAAAGCCAGTTTAAAACATGGTTATATTCAATTGCCAGGCATAAAGCACTTAATTGGATAAAAAGAAACCAGCGATATGTTTATATTTCAGGTGAAGAAATGGACGCCATTTCTGATAACCAAGCCGATTTTGAAAGGCAGTATCTGAAAGATGAGCAAAAAATATTGCTTCATCATGCAATGGAAAATTTAAATGATGATTACAGGCAGGTGTTGTACTTATCATATTTTGAAGGTTTTTCCAATAGTGAAATCGCTGTTGTTATGAGCAAATCCAAGCGACAGATAGAAAATCTCATTTATAGAGCGAAACTTTCCCTTCGGAACATTCTTGTAAAGGAGAATTTTATTTATGAAGACTTATAAGGAGACAACGAATAGGATTTTAGAAAAGAGTGAAAGGGTTTTTGAGAAAAAGGCACATCAAAAAAAAATAGCTACAAGTTTCTTTTCACTATCTTTCGTCATTGTTGCTACTATTGCGATTTGGAATGTCGGCTCTAATAATCTAAGCCCTACACCTGTCACTGATGATTTAGAAATTATAGCCGATGGAAATGAACAAAATACAAACAGCGTCAATGATTTGGCGGAAAAAAAAGAGGAGGATGCGCAGAATAAGATGAATGATAGTTTTAATATCAACATCAATGAACTCTCAGACGAGCCAAGTGGTGCATTTTATGCTTTGGTTGAAGAATCGTTTGTTGAAATGACAAAAACACAGTTGCTGGAGTATTATGGTGTAGAAGAATTGGATTTATCAGAAATATTAGATGGATTCGAGGAAGTAAACAATGAGCGATATGGTATATATTACTTCGGAGATGGTTCTGAGTGTTCAAGTCACATTTTTACTTGGGAAAACGAGTCGGCATCAGAAATTATACGTATTGAATTTGCCCGGAATAATATCCCGATTTCAGCACCATTTCGTATTAATAACGATGGAACCTGGGGAAATGCTGAAGAATTGAAAACTTCAGAAATAAACGGCGTAAATCTTATGCTTTGCAGTTATTTAGATAGTATGGACAATTCTTGCTTTCATGCTGAATTTCTGATGAACAAAACCGGTCTTTCAATTTATTCTCAGAATGTCAGCGAAGATGATTTATTGAAAGTATTAATCTATCTTATTAAAAACATTTAGGAGGAATTATTATGATGATACTTAAATTTAGAAAAGGTCATTTTTCTAAGCTTTTGTGCTTTATTTTAACCACATCCGTGTTGTGCAGCATGCTTTTGGGAGTTACAACCTATGCGGCTGAACCAGAGCAATCAAATGAATATTCAGCTAACTATGACAGCGTTGAAATTTTTGAGGATGGAGGAAAAGATTATACTTATATCGTTGATGGCGTAGAAAACCATTGTTTTGTTCCACCGGAGGGATTTAATCCCATCGAAGCAAGTGATGAGATTCTTGAAAGGTACGGATTCCCTGAGCGACCTGAGGATGTTGAATCAGAAGATTACGCTGAATGGGTAGCGCTTATGGAAAGCTATACCGGAACTCCTGAACCAGAAATATATGTTGTTGAAAAAGAGTCAGACAACGTTACAGCGTTAAATACTGATGATACATATGCTGCGACCAGCGAATCCTCATTAAACTGGTCTGGTTATATGTCTAATCTTGGAAGTTCAAGCAGTACGTATTATACTCAAGTTCAAATGGATTACACTCAGCCAACGGTTAGTGCTATAAAGTCCGGTATTACCAATCTTAACTCATATTGGGTTGGCCTTGGAGGATATAATACAGGAAGATTGGTACAGGCTGGAACATCAACGCAGGGATTGTCAACACATAAAGCGTGGTATGAATATCTGAGTCCAACAGGAAAAACTGTTTCTATGCAGTTCCTTAGCCTATCGGTGAGTGCGGGGGATAATATGCATGTGTATATTTCATTCCAAAAATCAAACAATTTGTTTAATTATTACATAGCAAATAATACGACAGGAAAAAGCGTAAGCGGAACCATAACGCTCTCTGCAAGCACTCAATTTGACGGAACAACAGCAGAATGGATTGTAGAGAGATGTACTATCAATAATAGTTATGCTGGGTTAGGAAAATACGGAACCGCTACATTGAAAAATTGTAAGGCAACGCTTAACACTTCAAACTCTTGGATTAATCTTAATTCAATGACAGGGTTGACCAAACTTACAATGGTTAATTCAAGTGGAACGAAATTGAGTTCACCCGGAAGTATCTCTTCAAGCAATCAATTTACCTGCACTTGGAAGGGTTACAACTAATTGTCCCTTAAAAAAGTATATAAGTCACATCTATAGATTTGTTTGTTTTAATACATATTTAATCTTTTAGGATATAGCTCCCCGTAGCTTTGTGCTACGGGGAGTTTTATTTTAGGAATAAAATAGGACAACACAAAATCTTTTCATCCTTCTTCTGCGGGCATATTTTCTTATGCGCATAGACTCAAACACACATGGGCATAGTGACAAGCCGTCCCCTCATAAGATGGCATGAGGAGATTTTTATGCCTTTTTTGCTGTAATGGGTTATCAAAAAAGCGGCCAAATCTCCGTATAGTGAGGAGGTGCTTTTCTGATGACGGAGGAACAGAAAAACAGGATCATACATTACCGCGGCAGCGGTTTGGGATATGGGACGATAGCGAAGGAAATCGGTGAAAAGAAGGACGCTGTGGTGGCGTTCTGCAGGAGGAACGGGCTGACGGGCAACATGGCGGCGCAGCCTTCAGAGGGCGGAGGAAGATGCCGTGAGTGCGGTGCCGCGTTGCTCCAGCAGGAGGGAATGAAAACAAGGGTATTCTGTTCAAAGGAATGCCGGAAGAAGTGGTGGAAGGAACATCCGGAGATGCTGGATAAAAAGGCGATCTATTCCTATGTCTGCGCGGGCTGTGGCCGTTCCTTTACCGCGTATGGGAATGCCAAACGGAAATACTGCTCCCATGAATGCTATATCCGTACCCGGTTCGGAGGAGGCGGAGCGGATGAATGAGGAACAGTTTCAGGCGGAGAAGATGTATTATATTTCCCTCTCCGTTGCCAAATCCATGCTCCAAAAGGGCGTCATTGATGAGGAAGTACTGTCTATAATTGATACAAAATTACTGGAAAAATTCCGCCCGGTTTCGGCTACATTATTATCGGGAAATCCGTTGACTTAACAGCCTTTTAGAGTGATGAATAGTAGCGGAAAGGAGTTGATTCCATGCGGAAAATAAGCAAAGTGGAGCCTGCGCGTCAGGCAATTCCGAAGCGGAAAAGAGTGGCTGCTTATGCCCGCGTATCAAGGGACACCGAGCGTCTTGCCCATTCCCTTTCTGCGCAGGTGAGCTATTACAGCGCGCTCATACAGGGAAATCCAGAATGGGAGTACGCGGGTGTCTATGCGGATTTTGCGGTGTCGGGAACCGGGACGGAACACAGGGATGAGTTCAGACGGCTCATAGAGGACTGCGAGGCCGGGAATATCGATATCGTGCTTACCAAGTCCATCAGCCGGTTCGCAAGGAACACGGTGGATCTGCTGGAAACGGTCAGGCATTTGAAAAGCCTTGGAATAGAGGTGCGGTTTGAAAAGGAACACATAAATTCCATGAGCGGTGACGGGGAACTGATGCTTTCCATACTGGCATCCTTCGCACAGGAGGAGAGCCGCTCGATTTCGGAAAACTGCAAATGGGGAATCCGGAAGCGGTTCCGCTCCGGGGAGATCGGCGCGGCGAACAAGCACATCCTCGGATACCGATACGATGAGGAGCAGAAAAAATATGTTGTCATTCCCGAAGAGGCGGAGGCGGTACGCCGGATGTTCCGGATGTACCTGGATGGACTTCCCCTTCGGGAAATCGCAGAGAGCATGAACGACGCGGGCGTCCGCACCACGCTGGGGAATGAGTTTCAGGAGGCGTCGGTGCGGCGGCTTATTTTTAACGAAATCTATGCCGGCGATATCCGGCGGCAGAAAAGCTACATGGCGGACCCGATTACAAAGGTCAAGGTTAAAAACTGCGGGAAGCTTCCGCAGTATTATATGAAGGACTGCCACGAGGCGATTATCGACCGCAGCACCTACGCAAGGGTGCAGGCGGAGATGGAGCGCCGGGCGGCGCTTGTCAATCCCACCTACCCTTTTACGAGGAAGATAAAATGCGGTATCTGCGGAAGGACATACACGCGCAGGAAAGGAACGACCAAAGGCAGGGAGTATGTAAGCTGGTTCTGCAGTGCCAAGAAACAGGTCGGGACAACCTGCACGAGTGAAAATTTCAATGAGGATGAGCTGGAAGCAATCTGCAGGGAAACGCTGGGGATGGAGAAATTTGACGGAGCGGTTTTCAAAAATACCGTCCGTCAAATGATGGTTCTTGAAAACGGCGATATTGAATTTTCCCTTACGGGCGGCGGCACAAAGGTCTGGAAGAACCTGCATTTAAGCCTGCCGAGGCATACGCCGACGGTAACGGACTGCTTTCAGGGAAAAATCCATTGCGCCCATTGTGGGAATACCTACCACAGGGTAAACGGAGCGAACAAGTGGGTGTACTGGTACTGCATTGGAAAAAGGTACGGATATAAAGGAGTTGAGTGTCATAATAAAAACTATCCTGATTACCACCTCCGGCAGATTTCCGCTCACATGATGGGACTGGAGAAATTTGACGAGGCAGAATTTGAAAAACAGATCGCATACATCTCGGTGCTGGAGGACGGAAGCCTTGAGTACCATTTCCGGGAAGGGAGGACGGCAGTATGGCAAAAAGCGTGATTACCATACCGGCTACAAGAAAACGGTATACGGCTGACCTGATAAACAGCCGGAAAAAGCGCAGGGTGGCCGGTTATGCCCGTGTCTCCACAGACCATGAGGAGCAGCAGACCAGCTACGAGGCGCAGGTGGATTATTATACCGCCTACATAAAAGGGCGCGAGGACTGGGAGCTTGTTTCCGTATATACGGACGAAGGCATCAGCGCAACTTCAACCACAAAGCGGGAGGGCTTCAATTCCATGATTGCGGACGCTCTGGACGGTCGCATCGATCTCATCATTACCAAGTCGGTGAGCCGGTTTGCAAGGAACACGGTGGACAGCCTGACCACCATCCGCAAACTGAAGGAGAACGGCATTGAATGCTATTTTGAAAAGGAAAATATCTGGACCTTCGACAGCAAGGGCGAGCTGCTTCTGACCATCATGTCCTCGCTGGCGCAGGAGGAAAGCCGCTCCATATCGGAGAACGTCACATGGGGACACAGGAAACGGTTTGCGGACGGGAAGGTCATGGTGCCGTTCGGACGTTTCCTCGGCTATGACCGGGGCGAGGACGGCAACCTTGTCATCAACGAAGAGCAGGCAAAGGTTGTGCGGAAGATTTACGGGCTGTTCCTGCAGGGGCATTCGCCCTACGCAATCGCCAAGCGGCTGACGGCAGAGGGAATCCCCACGCCGGGCGGCAAGAAGGTATGGGGCAAGGCGGTGGTGCAGAGCATCCTCACAAACGAAAAATACAAGGGCGACGCCCTCCTGCAGAAGGTCTACACGGTGGATTTCCTGACCAAAAAGAAGAAGGTCAACGAGGGCGAGGTTCCGCAGTATTATGTAGAAGGAAACCATCCGGCGATTATCGAACCCGCCGTATTTGACCAGGTGCAGGTGCTGATGCAGTCAAGGACTCCGGGAAAAGACCGGAACAGCAGCGTGGGGATTTTCTCCGGCAGGATAAAATGCGGGGACTGCGGAAGCTGGTACGGCTCGAAGGTCTGGCATTCCAACGATAAATACCGCAGGGTGATATGGCAGTGCAACCACAAGTTTGACGGCGGGGAGAAATGCACCACGCCGCATCTGGACGAGGAAACCATAAAAGGTCTGTTCATCAAGGCACTGAACATCCTCTGCACGGAAAGGGATGAGATTGTCGCCGCCTTTGAAGCGATACGGGACACGGCTTTTCGGACGGATGAGCTGGAAGCGGAGCAGGACAGACTGCGGGAAGAAATGAAAGTGGTGGCTGATATGGTGCAGCGCGGCATCGATGAGAACGCCCACGTCGCTCAGGATCAGACGGAATACGAAAAACGCTACAATGCCCTGGCGGACCGCTTCGATAAGACTCAGGCAAGGCTTGACGAGGTCGGCAGCGCCATACAGAAAAAACAGGCGCAGCGGGAAATGATGCACAGCTTTGTGGATTCGGTAAAAGAGCTGCCGGAGACAGTGGATTATTTTGATGAAGGGGCGTGGTACGCGCTTGTCGATTATGCGACGGTTTACGGCAGGGCTGATGTACGTTTCACTTTCAAAAACGGAACGGAGATTAAAGTAGAAGCATGA